TCGAAACCTACAAGGGTTCCTTTGAGTTTCTTCATCTCACGATTTATATGGAAACGAGTTTCATCATAAATCTTCTCAAGCTCAGCTATTATCTCTTGAACTGATACCCGGACTCCATCAACTGTTGAAAACAACATTCCGGAATAATCAAAATCTACATTGTATTTATTATTCTCGTTAAGTCGTTGAATAAGATATTTCTCTTTCTTCGCCTTCGTATAGATGGAACTATGTATTCTATGAGCAGTCCAAAGGATTTCACGCAGATACTTTTCAACTTCGTACTCACCTTTTTTAACATCTCTCTCAATTTGTCTTCGATTCTTATTATAATATTCTTCGCTGATGATTCTCATGTAAGGCTCATCAGATCCTTTGACCGGGGATATCTTAACATAGACCGGTTCCAGCGCTTTCCACTGAAGAGTGAATGTGTTTACAAGGCGGGATGCATTTGAATTCTGAATATCTTTGATTGCCTCAGATGTGGTATTAGCACGCATATCCTTTACAAGCTGCTTGTCAGCTTCATCAAGATCGAACTCTTTTGATGCAAGTATCTCATGTATGAACATGGGCCGGACCTCACCAAGATAAGGAGACTGTTCAAGGAACGTATCTCCAATACTCTCTTCATACATGGCATACTTGGCTGGGATAAAACGATAAGTGTCCACTCCGTTGACGTCGCGTTCTACTTTTCCAAATAGCTCAGATGCTATTGTACAGTCAATAAAGTTATAATAGAATTTTGTTTTCAGGCGTTGACCTTTCATCTTGTCATTAACAAGACGTTGCATCACCATTTCATTTGCAAGCTTGAAATTACTTACGTTCCATGCCTGCTTATCATTTCTCTCAGGAATCTTGATACCGCTAAAAACATTATACCCCATCTCGCGTACTTTTTCGAGCTGGGGCTTTGCCAGGGACATTCCAAGCAACTGCTTGTATTTGTCCATTTTCTTATTTAAAGCCTCTCGGTTTGTTGTGCTTACCGTAGGCTCTATAGTGATCTCAAGAAATTCACCGTGTAACTGTTTTAGTTTGGTTCTGCCAAGCCGATGCTGAACAAACTTAGTCTTTGAAAGTTTTCCTGTTGATTTTGTGATTGCCTCGATTTCGGCTGGGGAAGATATCCCGTTGTAAGAATTATAGAGGTTGTTTATCCGCTTAACCCTGGCAGCTTTCGATGTCCACTGGCTAACTGCATAATCAATAAGTGCTCTAACGTCTTGATTATTCTTACCATCTTTCGAGAAATCCTTCTCGAGAATATCCGGAAACGCCATTTACAATGTCAGGTGTTATTCGGTTTTGTCAAAAGTAGAAAAAAATATTGATTACAGATGTCATTTATATCATTTATTTTTTAATCCAGGTAATCTTTTGCCACATCTCGCTGATAATCAAGTTGTGTCCAATTTGCTTTTTCGTCTTTCTTCTCCGGCAGGCCTTGCTTTGGTTTATCATCAGGAACATATTTCAATACAATGGCTCCATCTTCATTCCTAACCCATTCAGGTTCAGATTCATCAACATAGTATTCATCGTTTCTCCGTGGCCTGGTACGCATATCTTCCACACGCATTACTGCATATGCCAGAGCATCCACAGAGTCCCAGTCAGTGCCGACATACTCTTCATCGTAAGCAAGCAGGTCACGAAGAAGTTCCGGGAAGTTACAAAGGTCAACATAGTTTTCTACCCAAGTCTGAACAACACCAAGAATCATTTCTTTTGAGAAACCAGTCATCTTTGCTCCATACTTATGCATCTGCTTCGTCTTTGGAGCATCAAAAGCTTTGGGCCGGGGCGACAAGTATGCAGATCCACCATTCTTGATGAAGTAGTCAATAACAAAGTCCTGCTCGGCATTGACCATTGTATTCTTCTTGAGCTTATACCATACTGCAATCTTCAAACACATATCGAAGAACTCTTCCTTACGCGGGGGCCGTTCATAGTAAAGGCATACCGGATACAATCCTTTGTGAATACCTTTCTCAAGCTGGTTTACCTTATTCCCCTGGCGGAGAACAACCATGGCTCCGAGTGAGTGAGATACCTGAGTAACGTCCTGATTATAACCGTCGACACCCCCTATATCCATATCGGTCATGTCGGTATCCGGCATCTGGTAAACTTTAATCTTTTTCCATGAAGGATCATCCTTAGTTGCTGGCCGGGACTTAACTTTTAATTCGAATCCTTCGGTAGCGATATTATCTCCCTTGGAATTAGTTACCCATTCAAGAATAAGTTCTTTATAGTTATTCGGATTACCCTCGATCTGAAATAACTTATCGTAGATCTTCTCATCATTGAAGTTATTGGATCCTCCGGATGTAAATGCTTCCTCAACTGTTAATGGATATGCCTGGTTGTGTTCCTTGAGTTTCTTTTTGTTTGGGAGTTTTGAATATTCAATTCGTTTCTTCAGAATGAAATCCTCTGCTGCCTTGATATCTTCTATTCCTATTCTCTCGTAATCCTTATACTTCCGAAGGTTAGGGATAGCGTCAATCTTGTCACCGGTATCCGGATCGATCATGTGTTCTTCGATCTTATTCCCAAAGAACGGATAATACATACGCGAGCCGGGAACCCAGAACTTTTCAAGGCCATATGTCTCGGCATTATCCCAAAAGTCTTTGAAGTCTTTTGATGTTGATAAGATATTACCGCCCGTGCCGTAGATAAAAAATGTTCCAATCATCTGACTACCAAACTCTAAAGCTGGTTTAATGGAACTAACTGTTGGGCCAAGATGTTTATATCTTCCAGATTCTTCACAGATAACGTCGTGGAAGTATTCTCCTTCAAGTTTGGTTGGATCATCATACATTGTCTCAAAGGAAAGCAAACCACCATAGCCGGCTGTAATGTATCCTCCTACTGGATCTTTCTCTTCGTATCCAATTTGATATTGCTTTTCATTATCTGTTAATACATTTAATCGTAAATCTTTGATGATATTACTTTGAGTTGATTCAAATTTATTTCGTAAACCGGTTGTGTACGTTTCGATCCCTGCCGTAATTGCACCTCGATAACCTTCAGTGAATCGGAGCCCGTGTGCGAGTATATTCTGGGCTTTTTCAGATAATCCTTTACGTCGTGCCTTGACACTGACGATACCCATCTTCCTGTTCTTTTTGACATAAGCTACAAGATTATAATATTCAAGATCGAGATCAACATAGAATGGATACTGCGGACCGTATAGTCCTTTCAGGATAACAAAGTTCAGGTAGAAATAATAACGGCCAGGAATGTGTATCCCAGCCGTATCATAACCATTTATGCATCTATCTATCTGTTCATCCCAGAACTCATTATAGTTTGTGGTGCCGACAACTTTCGGATTAGTAATACTATCAGCGAATATCGGTATGTTCCCCGCAACAGGATTGGGCGCAAATCCTTTAATTTTAATAACGGGGGCGTACGGCTTTTGTATCATGTCGTCTGTTTGAATTTACGATACTCCTGCTGGCGCTTCTGCCATATCTCTATATAAGAAAGCTGACGATCCCCTTTGAGTTTTACATTGGTAATATCGTCAGCTGCAAGATTAGTTTCAATGGATAGTATTCGTTCCTCAAGATACTGAATAGCCTGGTCAAGCTCTTTCAATCGTTTAAACTCAATGCCCATGGCAAGGGTTTCTTTATGATACAGATCAACCTTCTTCTTGAATACATCGAGAGTTTCCCTGCGAATATCAAAGACAAGGGACCGGTACAGATCCCTTGCTACTTTGATCTTGTTTGTCTCAAGGTTGATTGGATTATCGCCAAAGACTCTTTTGATAGCCAGTGAACGCCGTTCATCATATGGCTTCTTGCGAAAAGGGCTGTCACAATAGTCTTCCACAAGGATCACGAAGATCAGTTCTTCCTGACTCAGAGCAGCGAGCTCCGGAACTAACTTAACTGCTTCCGGGTTAAGTATTGTCTTAAAGTTCTTATCAACCTTGAATATCATTAGTCCCAGTCGTCTTTAATTTGAAAACTTTCTTTTACAGTCATTGGCTGTTGTCTGCGTTGCATCTCTTGTTTGATTGGATCAGCTTCCTCATAACTTCTCACTT